ACGACGGAACGGACAGCGAAGGCCGGAAATAGCGTTGTCGTTATACCAACCGTCGCAATAATAGGTGCTGGAGCTGCCGGAGGCGACAGTCGGGGCGGAGCATAGGTTCTGCATACTGAGCTCAGTGATATATTTCCAGCCACTGGGATCGTTCTTAGGAACCCTCGCCGCCTTTATCAGGCCCTCGATCGAGTTGATGTTGAAAGCCGAGTAAAGGGACGGGGCTACATAATAATCTCCGCTACCGTCGGACAGCTTGTTTATCAAGGAGCCACGCTCGATCAGACCGATATGCCCGTAGAAGTTCTTCAAGCCGAGGAAGCAAGGGACGTGCGCTTGGTGGACGGTACCACCGTCCGAGCCCTTCACGGCGTAGTCGCTCACGCCGACTGAGTCCCCCAACTCGATCCCTACGCTCGTCGGAATAATCGGATAACCACCGTTATGGCTCGACCAAGGATCCCAAGACCACTCGGTAACACCTTTACCGGTACCGCCCTGATATAGGCCATTGGAGTCCTTTACCGGGTTCAACGCGGACTGGCAATCACGGGTACCCATGGTAAGGCGGTAGAGATAACCGACGACGCTGTTCGTGACGAACCAGCCGGATTCCCAGCCCTCACCCTTCTTGCGGGCGGCCGTGCCGAAAGCCGCGGCGTTCATGTTCGTGGCAACCATGCC